AACCGGGGGGTAGAATTTGGGGAGGAAATGGGTCATCGTCCCCCCCTCGCACACGGGAACAAACTGCGAGGTTCCTAATGGAAAACAGAGATGAACAAATAAACGAAGTGCGTAAAAGAATCTCCCAATACGCACAGGGAATCAGCGATGGAAAGCAGGAGCAGAATAAGTGGATATACGCTGCTTGTAGACGGTTTCTAAATGATCTTGAAAGGGAAGATATTTACTTTGACTGGGACGAAGCAGAGCGTCTAAACAACCACTTTGAGCGTCTATCCCTTGTCGGTGAATGGAGTAAAGAGAAGTTCAAACTACACGATTGGCAACTATTCGTAGTGGCAAACATCATCTGTTGGAAGATGAAGGATGATGGTAGAAAGAGGTTCAAACTCAATGTTCTCCAAGTAGCAAGAGGTAATGGTAAGACAACCCTTATGGCAGGATTATCTTTATATGATTTCCTCAATGGGGAGGGTAAGCGTGTCCATATTCTTGCCAATAATGAAGAGCAAGCAACCATTCTTCTTGACACCGCAAAGACAATGGTAAGCAGATTACCAGAGGATGCACACGATGCTATAGAGCGTTTCAAGAGCATTGAGAGGGAGGATGCCGACTGCTATATGAACGCTCTCCCCGCTCTTGAACGCTCCCTTGACGGTCTAAACCCCTCCTGTTGGATTGCAGACGAAGCAGCAGAGTTCAAGGGAAGGTTCCTTACCAAACTATTGACTACAGGTGCAAAGAGAAAAGAGAGCACTGGAGTCATTATTACAACCCCAGGTTCCAACCCAGAGAACATCTACATGGAGATTGTAAAGCAGTGTGAGGGTGTTCTTACAGGGGAGATTGTGGATGACACCATCTTTGCCATGCTCTATGGACTTGACACCAATGATGTGCTTGAGGACGAGAGCAAGTGGATAAAGGGAAACCCAGGTCTACCCTACGGACAACCTGATATGGTTTCCCTGCGTAGAGCATGGAACACAATGAAGCAGAGTCCAATGGGAAGAGCAGAGTTCTCCCGATTCCACGGTTCCAGATTTGATGAGAACAGCGGTGGATGGTTGGATATGAGTCATTGGGACAACTTCAAAGCACCCGACTTTGACTGGTCTATTATTCATAAACGAACTGCATACGCAGGATTGGATTTATCAAAGACAGGGGATATGACAGCATTAGTCATTGCAGTGCCATTAGACGATGGTAGAGTCGCACTGAAGGGACGATACTGGTTCCCACAGGAAGGATTAGCACAACGGGAACTTGACTACAGAATGCCAGTAAGGACTTGGCACAAGGAAGGTAAACTGGAACTATCCGCTGGTAGGGAGATTGACTATGAGCAGATTCGCATAGCAATCCGTGAAGCGAAGGAGGAGTATGACCTACGATCTGTGGCATACGATGCTTGGGGTTCCAAGTATCTTGCTGAAACGCTTGTGAATGATGGTGTGCCATTACAGACATACCGCATGGCAATCAGCACATTTGGTCCAGGTTGTGCGTTGTTCAACAACCTTTGGTTGGGTAATAAGTTCGTCATTGGTGACGATCCCATACTTCGCCGTGCTTGTGCCGAAGCAGTTGCGAAAACAGATATAAACGGCAATATTAGACCTGTAAAGAGCAGGGAACATTGTATTATAGACCCACTTGTAGCATCAATCATGGCAATCCACCTATGGGGAGGTGTATCAGCAAGCGTCTATGAGACAGAAGCGCAACAAATCTTGGAGCAATAATGAATGAAAGTCATTGAAAAACTACGAAGTTGGTTGGGTTGGAATGCAGTTCCAGCATCCTACTTCCCCTATACATACACCGCAACACCCTTTGCAACACCTACAAATGTGTTGGGATTTACCCCTGTATACCGTGCTGCGACACTAATCAGCAACGATATTGGACGCACCCCTGCGTATTTTGACAACCCAGACCTTGAAAGAATCTGGAAAAGACCAAACAGATGGCAAAGTGGATACGACTTCGTGCGTTCAATGACACAGCAAGCAGTTCTCTACGGAAATGCATTTGCACTTATCAACCGACGCAAGAATGGAACAATCTATGAACTAATCCCACTACAGATTGGTTCCGTGTCTCTGGATGTCACCAGTCCCGATCCTGTTTACATTACACAGGAGTTCGGTAGAGTCATTCCAGAGAACATTCTCCATATCAAAGCATCATTACTGGAAGGAATATGGAGTTCATCCCCAGTAAACCTATGCAGCACCTCACTTTCTATTGGTATAGCAAACACAAATGCTACATATAATATGGTGATGAGTGGTGCAGGACTACCCAAGATGGCATTTGTCCACCCTGCACAGATCAACACATTGGCACGACAAGCAATCCAAGCGGACTACTTGAAGAACCATAAGGGTGCTGATAATGCTGCTAAACCCATCGTATTGAGCGATAATATGCGTGTAGAGCGCATTGGTTCATCCTTTGAGGGTGATGGGGTAAAGAACGCAACATCCCTGTCCGTTGCCGATGTTTCCCGTATATTCGGTGTGCCAATCACCTATCTTGGTGAGACAACGAACACCTATGGAACAATGGAATGGTTGAGCAGGATGTATATGGACACCTGCTTGTCCCATTGGTTTGAATCATGGAAAGCAGAGTTTGAACTGAAACTTGGGGAAGCACCCCAGTTTGACACCGATATGTTGGTAAGACCTTCGCTTGCAGAGACATTCTCCGCACTACGCACGGGTGTAGAAGCAGGAATAATCAGCAGAAATGAAGCAAGAGAGATGATTGACTACCCAGAGGAAGATGGTCTTGACGAGTTTATCGTTGCCAAGAACATGGGAATGGGTGGTGGTCAGACCAATCTTGGCACAGACACCAGCGAAGGAACAGCACAAGGAGACAACGATGCAAATACGCAAAACTGACCCCTTCAAGACCGAAGGGAACACATTATCAGGATATGCAGTCGTCTATAACACCGATTCAGTAGAAATCTTTGAAGGTGGTAGACGATTCAAGGAACAGATACGATCAGGTGCTTTTGATGAAAGCATCAAGAACAACGACATCAAACTATATTTCAATCACGACAAGTCAATGCCACTTGCGAGAACCAAGAATGGTTCCCTCAAGGTTCGCAGCGATGAGAAGGGAGTATGGTTTGAAGCAACACTTCCAGACACATCACTCGCAAGAGATGTCAAGGAACTACTCAACACAGGAACCCTAACTGGGGAAATGAGTTTTGGATTCATTGATACAGATGTTGATTGGAAGAGTAGAAACCAGAAGATCGTCAAGAAGGGGATAATCAGAGAAGTATCTATAGTGATGGATGCCGCTTATCAAGATACTCATTCACAACTTCGCAGCATCCATGTAAATCAGGATCAGGAAATAAACAATAAGCGGATTGAACTTATCCGCAGGAGAATCAAATAATGGAAAACAACATTCACAATCTTTCAGACCGTCGTAATAAACTCACCTACGATCTTCGTCAAGAACTTGATCGTTGGGAAGAACTCAACAACCGCAGCACCAGCGAGTTTGATGCTACTGCTGTAGGTCTTGCCAAGGACAAGGTTTCTCGCATTGAAGCAGAACTTGACAAGGTTGAAGCAGAACTTTCCCGTTCAGTTGCCGATAAGAAGGCAAAGGAGCGTGAAGCAGAACTCGCTCAACCAGAATACGACAGCAAGCACCGCTTTGCTGATCTCTCTGGTGACGAATACAACAAGCGTTTCTCTGAAGCACTCTTTAGTGGCAACAGAATCGCTCTTGATCGTCTAATGAACGAGAGAACCAGCGTCACAACTGGTGCTACAAACACCTCTGCTGCTGTTCCTGTTGAATGGCAAAACCGTATCGTTGAGAAGATCAACCAGTTCAACATCATGCGTCAGGTTTGTCCTGTCCGCACCGTTGGAGCAGATCAGAAGATCGTCATTGGTGGAGCACTTCCAACTGCATACAAGGTTGCAGAAGGTAATTCAATCACCGAAGACACAACCTTCGCTGTAAGCAATGTTGATGTTCTTGACCTCACCTACGCTTGCTATGTCCCAGTGTCCAAGCAATACACACAGGACGCAATCGGTGGACTTGATTATGTCTCCCGTAAAGCAGGTGAAGCAATCGGTAATCTTCTTGAGAACGAGTATACCAATGGTGCTGCTGGTGCTGGTAATATGCCAGGAATCCTTTCATACGCTGGTTCATTCGGAACCGTTGACACAGGAACTGACTTTGCTGGTTGGCAAGCAAACACTGGTGGTGCTTCTTCTGATCTCCTCATTGAACTTGCTC